AACTGGTGTCACATCATTTTCAACACAAGGTACATCTTTATAAATTCTAGCTTGTAGATATTGAGCTTTTATTTCTAAGAATCGACGTAAAACATTATCAGTGGTTTCTATCGTTATAGAGCTTGCATCAAGCGGATTTTCATAAATGTGTAACTGGCTCATAGAATCTAAACCTCGGATATTGTAAGCGAAGACTTCTCAATGCAACGTATTGCACCCCTGTTTCATTCAAGTGCAAAACCTTTCCTCCATAAAAAAGCCCCACATGGTTGCTACCTGTGAGGCTTGTCATGAGGACGATGCAGCCATTCTCTGGCTCTTTTATATGCTTGTTCCTAATGACTGTTTTTCTTGATGTTTGAATTGCATCATTTAGTGACGCAGTTAAACCGATAAAGTTTTTTGAATAATCTTTGTTGAATAGGTATTTTGCTGCATCAATCACGAAGTGAACACAATGATATTTATGAACGTCATAGTGCTTTTCAAACAATAATAGATATTGCTGCTTTTGCTCTACACCCATTTTCTTTACTCACTATCTAATAAAATCCAACCAAGGTAGGAAAATTCTCCTTTGTGAACAAAATACCTGTACCAACTTCATTCAATTGTTCCGCTTCAGCCTCAAAAGTTGTTCCTTGATAGTCATTGTTTTGACTCGTAATCTCCAAGTGATCAATCTGTAAAATTGAATTCGCTAGATCGAGACTTGAATAAGCGCGGTAAGTAACTTGTGGTCGCTCTTGGGAATCAGCACCTATAATCTGATCAACTAAATCTGGAATGACTTTACCCAAATCACCAACAGTTATTGTTAGCTTCTGATCAAGATCATCACTAACACTACCCCGATCAATTTTTAAAACGGCATATTCATAATGAGCTGCTTGACCATCGTGAATGACCGTCACGCCTTCAGAAACATTGGTCACATAGCGCAAAGGTTTTGACCACAAACTATGTGTGATCTCAATACATTCGATTAAGTAGGCGTTATCAACACCAAATAGAAAATTTTCAAGCTCTGACATTCCTCGCCTCCACCAATGCCTTGATTTGAGACTTATCCAAATCATTATTCAAGATGTATAACTGAGCACCAACTTTAAAGATTTCACCCTGTTTTTGCATTGAAATACTGTCATGAATGAAGTGGGCTAGATATTGGGATAGCGGCCGACGATCTAAAACTAGATCTATATAGAATGGTTTTCGTTTATGCTGCCATATCCTAAAAAAAGACATGAAGTAATCAAATTCTTTAGATTTTAAATTGAAAGCAACCGACACAACATTTTCTATATTTTCAAACTGAGTTCGCAGAATATCTTCATTCAATCCTTCAGCTATGACCACATTATTTCCGAACTGAACACTGTAAGATGCCTGCAATGGGCATAGGTCCAGATAATCAAAACGTAATGGTTTATTTCGAGCATCGACATACATTTGATCTAAAAATAAATCAAAACCATTCATAATCTTTGTCACGAATCCAAATCTATTATTCGTCATCATTCCAATTTGAATGAGCATCTGTCCTGCACCCAACTCATATTCAATTTGATAACGATCACGTTGCAATCGAATACAAAGTTGTTCGGCTTTTATATATGCAAAAATCACATCGGCATTTGCTGATTGATGCAGTCTGCGATCATCAAGTGAAAGTTGTGGTGTGATGATGCTTGCTCCAAAACTCGTTGTGACATGTTCAGCGACAGCAGTGTCATACCACCATAAAAATACCTCATCATTAACTACATAAGTCACAACAGGGCGCATACTCAAATCAAATGCAAAGCTTAATGCTGTTACATCAGCTACTGTGATTAAATCATGTATTATCTGATCGGCTTGAACTCTAATAACTCCACTTTCATAGAAGCAAGTCCATATTTTGACTTGTAAACCTTCTGAAGCGTCATATAAGTCTATACCGCCCCACTCATAGTCGATGAGTTCATCAACACGATTAGGCACGAAAAAAGCAGCGAAAACGCTGCTTGTTGATAATGCATTATTCGGCATCATGGTGAATATCTCCCCCACGCCAGCTCATACTCCATTAAAAAATGCTGAGTATTATTTTTTATAATTGCGGAATTCATTACAATCTGAAAGCTACTCAAAACACCCTGAATAAATAGGCCATTTAAACCAGTCGGATCATTCATATCATTGACACCAGCGGTTATGGTGAACTTTAGCTTATAACTAGATGCTACATATGGAGCTACTGAATAGTTTCCTTGGTTATTTCTAAAAGTAGCAATCGCTGTTCCGCCTATTTTCCCAGTTACATCTACCAAACTTGCAGACTTATAACCCTCCGCATAATTAAAAGCTTGTGAATTCATGGCACTCATTGACACACCCACATTATGAGATGTATTAATCTTTGATGGCCTGACGATATACTGAATATTTCTTATCACACCGCCAGTTTTATTCAAGAGATCAAAATTGCCACTCGTATCTGCTATTTTAATATAGGCTTTCACCTCACATACAACATCCAATATTTCATCAGCAAGAACTGTGATCGTAGTTGGATTCCCGTTTGAATCTTTTATGAGTGCTCTATTCCATAAAACAACAGGTGCACCTGTTAAGATACCCACCTCACTTAAATTAACATTATTAAAAACCCCTAATGGAAAACGATAAGTAGTTGTAACTGTATGTACCCAAGTATTTTCATCTACAGGTACAGCACTACTCTGTTTTGTGCCCTGTGCAGTGGTTGTTCTTGCAACCTCATTTCCTAACTGAACTTGAGTTTCCGCTGGAACTATGTTACTCGTCCCAACAGCTACACCATCAACAAAGCCTCTATTAGCCATAGCATCCAGACCTTGATTCAAAACCAAGTTATCAAACCATTCACTAACTATTTCACTTCCATCGCTTTTGCGCTTTTTAAACTGAAAACGACCTTGCACTTCAAAATTCATCTTAAACATAATATTTACCCTAAAGTTGCTGTCTTAATGCTTGCTGTTTGTGCCAATAGATAATCAACAAGATCAGTTGAAACCAAAACTTTTTGAACCTTCGCTGTTTTGATTGATGCGTGGTTAGATTGAAACCCCTCAGAAGTTGGCGCAGCTACATAAGACAAGGTATCTTTTAGAGAAGCTGATGAGATGGTTGCATTTTTTTGACTTATAACTTCAAAGCCCGTATTGAAAGTTGTATACTCAATCAAATCAGATAATTTAGCTTGTCTAATACCAACCTCTATACTTAGATCCTCTCCTGTGTTTAATCCCGAATAACCTTTGTTTATTTTTATTAAGCTCTCAATAAAGTCTGTAGTTAAAACTGGATACGGCTTTGACGTTAGAATCTGAACTTCTGAAGTCACAACTACAATCTGTGCTGAAACTTTAAAAATGTTCCCTTTCAGCTCATTAAATGAAAATGATTCGGGCACAAATTGAGCGATATATTCTCTAAACTCGCTATCTTCAATAATTAAAGACATTAAAAAAGGCAGCGGGTTAAGCTGCCAATTTAGATAAAATGCCCTGAAATATATGAAGTCATCTTCACGAAGTGTGAATGACACATCGACCAGATGTTTTTTTGCGTTTTTAGTTTGAACATATCGACCAAATCCACCCTTTAATGCTATTCGTTCAACAGAAGTGCCGTACTTGACCGAATAGCTAGATTGGAGTGGACAAAGATCGAGTTTATTCATCTTGCACGCCCCACGTTAAAGTTGTTTTTGATCTGCTTGGATTCAAATGAGTTCGATTGATTCAGATTTCCAAAAGCCTGTTTAACAACTTGCTTTACAACATCTATCGTCACATTGCCACTGCTGTCACGACTTTCATTTGCGGTATATCCTGCTGGTACATTGATAACAACGTTTACGCCACCAGACTGATCGGAACGACTGGGCTGAGCTATATACTTCTCTTTTCCAATCATCCCACCAGTTGCAAATCGTGGCGGCAACATTCCCGTACGATTGATATAATCAAGGTTAGCTAAACCCAATTTTTCAACAGCAGCTGCACGAATCATAAATTCACCATTAGATGCCCAAATCGGAATATCATCACTCGTACCTGTACCTTTACCTGTAATGTGACCACCTGTTGCGAAGCCTTGAGTACTAGGTTCGGCAGCAGATGCAATAATGGAAGTAATCGCAGCACCTTGAGCAAATGCTCCAGCAATAAAAGGCAAGTTATAAGGAAAGCCGACTTTTGAAGCTTGTGCAACATTTTCAGCTAATGCTAAGGCAGCTTGACCTACCGCAAAACCCTTTTCTAACGCGAACATAGCTGTATAAGCTTTGGACTGCTCACCAAACATTGCTTTAAACATGCTCGCTGTTGAACCAACTATTTGCTGACCATATCCAACTTGCAACATTGCTTTGTCAAAATAATATTGACGCTCACTTTCAAGCATCCTGTTCTGATACTCTTCTTGTGTGATCAACTGCCAATCATAAGCAGCCTTGATAGCTTCACCTCGTTGCTCCCAATTCCGATCCGCTGAAGTATCCAAACCTATTGCATCTTGATAATTACCCCACACCTGATGACGTGATTTTTCATTATCTAAATCTTGTGTTCGATAAGAAGCATTTATCAGCACATCTCTATCAGTTTTGCTTAAACTTTTATTCAAAATAATCTGCTGTCGCTCAAACTCATATTTTGCAGTCATATTTTGCATATCAGTTTGAAATGCTTGCGAGGCATCACTAATCCGTTGAGCTTGATCAAGTTTCATCCAAGCAAGCTCTTGATTTGAACGATCAATCAGCGACCGCATCGCATCCTTTTTCTGCTTGTCATTCATATCTGCATCAAGCTGAATCATTAATTCATTGATATAAACTTTTTGGTTCAACTTTTCTTGCTCTGTACTTTTCCAATCTTTCAATTCTGCATCAAGCTGAGCTTGATACAACTGAATCTCAAGACCGCTTCGCATTTGGGCGTTCTGAATGTATCCTGCTGTATCCTTAGGACTAAAATTTGCTTTCCGAATTTTTAAAATTTCATTTTGCAAATCTTTCTCAATCTTCATTTCACGAGTTGCGTATCTATAGTAGATACTCTCACGATCTTGATATTGCTTCTCCTGCAATGTTTTTGCATCTTCAAATATTTTTTGACGATCAGCTTCACGCTTTTTGGCAGATTCTTCTGATTTTCGATTAGCTTCTTCACGAAGCTTCTCAGATTGTTTAATTGCCCACGCTTGAGCTTCAGCCTGACGAACAGCTTCAGGCATTGGACCATCTTTTGCGGAAAATCCCATACCGGCTGATTTGCGCTCAGCAGCCATATGCTCAGCACGCTCACGGCTATATCCCTGTAAAATCCGATCTTGAATATACTGTTGCTCAAGCGCATCAGACTTAACCTGGTTTATATATTCAATTTGCTTAGCAGATAAATTAGCTAATTTATTGCTTGCTCTATCGGCTGCATTGCCTAGCGCATCAATTCCCCAAGCCGCATTTGCTCCATTGGTTCTGATTTGGCTAAGCTCTGAATTTGCCTTAGATAGCGCAGTATTATGCTCATCAACTTTCTTTTTTGAATCAATTAATGCATTAATTTGAGCAGGTGTAACAAAATCAGACTGATTTAATTTATTAAATGCCTCATCTGTCGATATAACACCCGCTCTTAATTCTGCCCAAATTCGATAAGCGTCCTTGTTACCCTTATTAGAATCTAATACTGACTCTGTTAATGCTTCAAAATCATTTTTAGCTTTTTGAAGATGCCCAGATTGAACCATGATTTCAGTTGAAAGTTCCTTTTCTGCTGCTCTCTTTTGTGCTCCAGATAACTTTTTAAGCTCTTCAGTCGCCATGCCCGCATATCGACTCTGATTCTCAAGCATTTTATTGGTTTCATTACCATTATCCCGAAGCATTAAATAACCTGCTGCAACAGAAGCAACCGTAATACCCAAGCCCACCCAACCACCAGCTAACGCTAATGCTCCACGACCTACAGTTGCCATAGTCGAACTTGCTACAGCCGCCTCTCTCGATGCTGCCGCAGATTGATATTTTGCTCTAGCATTTGCAACTAAAGCAGTTGTCTCTGCATTTATCACACCCATTGACTTAACCATAGCAGCTGTTGATGCCAGTTCTGCTTTAGCTAAATCGTAATCAGCAACAGCTTTATTTCTAGTCGCCACTGTATTTGCCAGAGCCTCAATACTTGCTTTTGCGTAACTTGTCGCAAGACGGCTTCCAACGACAACTGAAAGAATACCAGCACCAGTAACAACAGCATCCATATTTTGCACAACAGTATTTAGAACTGGCATCGCATCATTTACTAATGTGGATTTAAAACCTTGCCATTGCAAATCAAGTACTTGTAAGTTCTCTTTTGCTGCGACCATATCCTGAACCATGTCGTCAGACATGATTGCACCAGCTTCTTTAGCTTTCTCACCCCAATACTCAAACCCTGCTCCACCATTTTTAAGCATTGGTATTAGTAATGAAGCATCATCAGCGATCTGCTCCATATATGTGATCATTTCAGGATGGGATAAATTCGCCTTCTCAAGTCCGTCATAATATTTTTGTAAGACCTCTGGCCCACTTAGATTTTTAAATTGATCAATGGTTACACCAATTCTAGGTGCGATATTGGTGAAGAAATCCATCATTTCACCTTCACCACGATTAGCCTCACCTAGACGGTCAAGAACATCTTTATTGATCATTGCAAATTGCTCTAAGGAGTAACCTGCAACCTGAGCACCTTTTGAAATATATTGAAATTGCTCTACTGGTGCATTTGCTACTTTGGCAAATTTATTAACCTCATTTCCTGCATTTACTACATCCAAGGCAAATGCTGTGATACCAGCAACTGAGATTCCAGCAACAACACCTTTTAGTGCATTGACAGACCTCCCAACTAGATCGAAATCTTTTGCCATACTTTCAGTACTTGCATGAGTCTGACGTTCAGCGCGCTGCAAACCCTGAGTATATGAACCAGTATTTGCTAGTAAATTTAAGGTCAATGTACCCAAGTTTGTCGCCACGACTTTTCTCCAGATGTAAAAAAACCGCTCTTTGAGCGGCTTTTAAAGAAATGTAATCTAATTTTTTTGTTCATGGTATCTTAAGATACTTGCTATTTTCTGAAACAGATAGCCAATTAGAAAACCATTAAACATAATTCCTATTCCTGTAAAAATCATAGTTCCCGACCATACTGTTTTGGTCAGATAGTAAGACTCAACCTCTACACGACCCATTGAAAAAATAAAAACTAGTCCTACTATAAAACCCAAAACTATTAAAACCCATCCTAGAGCATTACAAACTTCGCTCTCTGTCATTCCTTGTGGATTATTCTCTGACATTTTATTCCACCCTATTAAAGTTCTTTATAACCTTGTAGGTAATGTTTTGATTGTTTGCATCAATAACATCCAATAATGCACCTTTATAGCCAATTTGCTTTGATTCATTTAAATCATATTCAACATCATTATTAAATGCTGGTCTTGCCATGTTACTTGAAAATTCTCTATAGCCTATATTTATCTTATTTCCAACTTTTCCACTATATATTAAGGTTTGTTGAAATGAGTTTTCACTTGCTATATTTACTTTCTTTATATTGAAACTTTTACCTTGGTGACATGATTTCACATTAAAAACCGTAATAATGCATAGGCTGCCATCTGAAGTTGTCATAATTGCCTGCATAGGATCAGCTAAAAATGATTTTGTTACCAAACCACCAGTTGTACTTATTATTGTAAAAAATTTACCCTTCTCACTCTCACCAGTTTTATTATATTGACCTGCTGGGATCTTATACATCCCAGCTTGAGTTACTTGGCTGAATTCTATTACATCATTTTGCCTCAAAGTACCCTGTACAAGCATTTGATCGCCAACACTAACCGTATTTATAGAGTTTAAAGGTGGCTTACTAATATTACTTATAGTACTTGTTGAATTATAAACTGGTGTTGCACAACCCACTAATCCAAAACCTAAAATTGAAGCAATAACAATATTTTTCATAAAAATCCCCATCATTTTATTATCAATGACAGGGATCATACTATTAGATATAAAATTACACAAACTTACATATAATTTTCTCTATGCCTTCGCTTCATCGCCTCTTCTTCAAATGAAGTTTCCACCTCATCCTCATGTGGACATACATCACTTGGTTCTATCCAATCTCTCTGTTCCACTTTACCATTGTGATAAAAAGCAATAAGCCCACCTGTTGCCTGCTCAATACGACGACCAACAAAAAGCGAGCCACGTTTATCACGATAGGCTCGCCATATTTGTAACTCGTCGTTGCTTAGGTTTCGCTTGGCTTCGTCGATGGTTCGTCCACCGATTCCATTGATGACGAGTTCACACCAGAATTCGTTTTCGTTGAATTCTTCGTCTGAGACTTTCCCGAAAAATTATTGACACCATCTGCAACTTTATAAAGCGCCTCAATAAAGATCGGATCAGAATCATAGACTTCATCAGTTGACTCAAAAAATGATTTACCTGACTTATCTTCACAGACAGCCCCGACCAATTGAGCAGCACGTAATAAACGGCTATCAATTGACTTAATTTTAGAGTTTTCAATATTCTCTAAATCAAGTTCCCATTTGTACGCTTTTGCAGTTTCTTCAATGTCTTTATAACTTAAACGCTTGATAAAGACTTGACCTGAAAGCTCCACCATTTCACCTAAGCTCAAATCTGATTTACCCGTATTTTCGCGGATAAACTCAAGATTATCGTCTGTGACTTCAACCACCCAAGTCACAGTACGTTCAACTGGTGCAGCAACTTTAGTTACTTTCTTTAATGATTTTAGTTTCAAG